GAGGTGCACCCCGGGGGGTAGGGAGCAACGCAAGCATTACGACGCGGTCGACCCGCCTCGCTTCCGCATTTCTCTCCCCGCGAGGTCTGGGGTTTCTGATCATGGGCTTGCGCCGGTTCTGACCAGCGGCGATGGCTGTGAGTAATCCTCCGGTCGCGCACGTGCGTCAGGAGTATGCGCGGGAGTTGCGGATCTCGGGGATGACGTTCGCGGAGGTGGCGGAGGCGAACGACCCGACGGCGGACCCCCGGAAGCCTCGGGCGCTGTATGCGTCTCCGGCGGCGGCGCGGAAGGGCTACCTCGCGGCGGAGGCTCGGGCGCATGGGGATGTGGCGTCGTCGGCGGTCCCGGCGTCGGAGCGGCGTGCCCTGCTGAACGACCGGATGGAGCTGTTGGTCCAGCGGCTCATGCCGAAGGCGATGTCCGGTGATTCGGATGCGCTGCGGGAGATCCGGCTGTTGACCTCGGTGCAGGTGTCGCTCTACGGGCTGGGGTTGCGGCCGGGGCAGGCCCCTCCGGATCTTGTCGGAGAGGGGGACACCGTCGATGACATCGCCCGCAAGCGTGATGAGCGACTCGCCCGCGCGCGGGGCGCAGCGTCCGCAGATCCTGCATCTTCCGGCTGAGCGGTTCGGGGAGTCGGGCCGGGAGGCGATCGAGCTGTGTGCGTCGGTCGGGATCGTGTTCGACCCGTGGCAGGAGTTCGCCATGGAGTCGATGTTGTGGGAGCGGCCGGACAGTAAATGGGCGGCGTTCGAGGTGGGTCTCCTGCTGGCCCGGCAGAACGGGAAGAACGAGATCCTCATGGGCCGGGAGCTGTTCGGCCTGTTCACCGCCCACGAGTCGCTGATACTCCATTCGGCGCACGAGTATAAGACGGCCGACGAGGCGTTCCGGCGGATCAAGACGATCGTGACGAACAACCGGTCGATGATGCGCCGGGTCAAGTCCATCCCGGAGTCGCACGGCGAGGAGGGTATCGAGCTACTCCCGACCCCGACGCTGGTCATGGGTGCGGGCGGGAAGTTCGTCCGGCAGTCGGTCGCCTCGCGGCTGCGGTTCCTCGCCCGCACCGGTGGGGCGGCGCGTGGGTTCACCGCCGACACGACGGTCTGGGATGAGGCGTACAACCTTCCCGATCATGTCGTGAACGCGCAGCTCCCCACGATGTCCGCGGTCCCCAACCCGCAACTGATCTACGCGTCGTCGGCGGTGGACCAGACCATCCACCAGTACGGGACGGTGCTGGCCCGGGTGCGCGCGCGGGCGCTGGCCGGGGTGGATCCGCGGCTGGCGTGGCTGGAATGGCAGGCCGACGAGGAGCGGTACCGGCGGCTCGTGGCGTCGGGGAACAAGCGCCTGGTGAAGGCGTTCGTCGGGGAGCCGGAGCAGTGGCTGTCGTCGAACCCGGCGGTCGGCTACCGGCTGTCGCTGGATCACACGGCGAACGAGCTGCGCACCATGAGCACGCGGACGTTCGCCGTCGAGCGGTTGAACATCGGCGACTGGCCGTCGGTCGACGACGACGAAACCGTGATCGACATGGAGCGGTGGGCGGCCATCGGGGACCCGCGCTCCCGGCCGGTCGGCGACAAGATCGCGCTGTCCGCGGATGTCTCCCCGGACCGGAAGTGGGCCACGATCGCGTCCGCGGGGCGCCGTGACGACGGCCGACTCCATATCAAGGTCGTCAGTCATCGGCCGGGGACGCATTGGATCGTCGAGACCCTCGCGGACCTGTGCGAGCGGTACGAGGTGTGCGCCGTGGTGATCGATCCGGCCGGTCCGGTGGGCGCGCTGATCCCCGACCTGCACGACGCCGGGATCAAAGACAAGCGTCCCGACGGCAGCGGGACGCTTGTCCGGATCAACGCGCGGGAGCTGGCGCAGGCGTGCGGCGCGCTCTATCAGGAGATCCAGCCGGAGGCCGATGCGGTCCGGCACTGCGCACAGGACAACCTCGACGACGCGCTGCGGGATGCGGCCACGCGGCCCCTGTCGGATGCGTGGGCGTGGTCGCGGAAGCACTCCGGCGGTGACATCACCCCGGTAGTGGGTGTCACCCTGTCCGCACACGGAATGCGTGTACACGGCGTTGAGGGGAGCCTGCCATGGGTGAGCTACGGATGATCGCATGACCCGGCCACAGCGGATCCACCCGAACGATCCGCCGGTCGTGCAGGCCCCCCGACCAGCGGCGGGACGGCCGTTGGGCCGGACCCTCGTCGAGGTCGCCGTCGGCGTCGCGATGATCGTCATCGCCGTCGGGGTGTACCTGAAACTCGACCTCGGCTGGGCCTTGATCGTCGGCGGCGTGTTGACGGCAGCGTTTGCGCTCGTCATCGTGGACCTACCGAGCCGCCCCGTGCACACGGGGTCGCGGCGGGGGGAGGACTAGCCGGTGCCTTCCCTGCTGCGCTCGATCGTCGATCGTCGCCCCCTCGACACCACCCCGGGCGAGTCCCGGATGACCATCGACCAGTACGCCAGCCTCCTCGACACGATGGTGGGCGACTGGCAGACGTACAACCCGAACATCACCACCACCTGGCACAACGAACCGGCGGAGCGGATCGGGACGAACCTCGCCGCGCTCGCCGGGCAGGCGTACATGTCCAACGGCCTCGCGTTCGCCGTGATCGCCGTCCGCATGACCGCGTTCTCCCTCGTCCGGTTCTCCTGGCAGCGGATGCGCGGCGGCCGACCCGGGGACCTGTTCGGCACCCCCGCGCTCATGCCGCTAGAGATGCCGCAGCCGGGCGGGACCACGCAGGATCTTCTCCTGCGAATGTTGCAGGACGCCGACCTTGCCGGGAACGCCTACGTCGTCCGCGACGGGCCGTGGATGATGCGCCTGCGCCCTGATTGGGTGCAGGTGCTCCTCGAACCCGTCGAAATGCAGGGCGGGATCGTCGGCTACCGCAAGTTCGGGTACACCTACCACCACGGCGGCATCGAGAACTGCCCCGTCGATCAAGTGGCGCTGTTCGCCCCGTCGCAGGTCTGCCACTTCATGCCGATCCCCGACCCGACGGCTTCCTTCCGTGGCATGTCGTGGCTGAACCCGGTCGTCCGGGAGATCACGAACGACAAGACGATGGAGCGGCACAAGACGAGATTCTTCGAAAACGCCGCCGTGCCGTCGCTGTCCGTGTCGCTGGACAAGTCGGTCAGCGCCGCCGACTTCGCACGGTTCAAGGCCGTCATGGACGCCGAACACGCCGGGCTCGACAACGCGGGGAAGACGCTCTATCTGGGTGGCGGGGCGGACGTGAAGGTCGTCGGGGCGAACCTGCAACAGCTCGATTTCTCCACCACGCAGGGCCGGGGGGAGACGAGGGTCGCGGCGGCCGGTGGAGTCCCCCCGATCCTCGTCGGTCTGTCCGAGGGCCTGTCGTCCTCGACGTACTCGAACTACGGCCAAGCGATGAGGCGCTTCGCGGACCTGACCATGACGAGTTTGTGGGGCAACGCCGCCGGGTCGCTCGCGACACTGCTCAAAGCCCCCGGCACCGACGCCCGCCTTTGGTACGACGTGCGGGACGTCGCCTTCCTCCGGGATGAGGCGAAGGCCCGGGCGGAGGTCCAGCAGATCCGCGCCGGGGTGATCAACCAGTACATCACGGCGGGGTTCACCCCCGAGTCCGCGGTCCTGGCCGCGACGAACGAGGACGAGACGTTTCTGGTCCACACCGGCCTGGTGTCGGTGCAGCTCCAACCCCCCGGCGCTCCTCCCCCGAAGCCGGACGCCGCCCCGGCCCCGAAGGCGAACGCCGCGACGCTGGACGTCGTGGACCGCGAACTTGCGGCGGCCGGTGACCATCCGGCCCTGACGAACGGAGTCCACCCATGACCGACGCACCCGCGAACCTGGTCCCCGACCCGGCGGCGGTCAACGCGGCAACCCGTGCCGCCCTGTCCGACCCGGACTATCGGGCGGCGTTCCACCTCCGGCTGTCCGGGCGCACCGACCGGGACCTCACCGACGCCCAGCTCCGCGCCGCCGACCTCGCCCGGAAGCTGACCGGCACCTACGCGCCGGGGATGCCGATGCCGATCCGGGAGGACGCGCCCCGGTGAACGCGCTAGCGGCGGATCTCCGTGCCCGCTTCGCGGCGGTGCCGGAGGTCGCGCCGGAGCGTGATTTCGACCCGAACCAACCGCGGGACCCGACGGGCAAGTGGGGCTTCGGCGGCGGCCCTCCGGGGGCTTTCAAGCCGGGTAAGAAGCCCAAGGCCGATCTGACCGACGCCGAGTACGAGGCGCACACGGAGATGATCGAACAGCGGACGAACTCCGCATTGGAGGAGGGCCTCGCCACCGATCACGTGCACACCACCGTGGGGCTCGGCGGAACGGGAGAGTGGGGTGCGCACTGGTCGTTCGACCGCGCCCAGCAGCACAAAGAGATCGTCAACGACCTGTACGCCAAGGCGGAGAACGTGCCGAACGAGGGGCACGCGGTGGTCGCCGGGGGGCTCGGCGGATCCGGGAAGTCAACGGTGCTGAAAACGCGGCTCGACCCGAAGGACTACCTCACGCTCAACCCGGATGACATCAAAGAGGAGATGATCTCCCGCGGGATGGCGCCCGAAGTCGAGGGCCTGTCCCCGATGGAGTCGGCCGCGCTGATCCACGAGGAGTCCTCGCACATCGCGAACCTCCTCGCGAAGCGCGCCTACGCGGACAAGAAAAACGTCATCTGGGACATCACCATGTCGTCGTCGGGGTCGGTCAAACGGCGCATGCAAGAGATGCGCGTCGCCGGGTACGACGACATGCAAGTGGTGTTCGTCGACATCCCCGTGGAGACCAGCGTCGATCGGGCGCTGGCCCGGCACCGGCGCGGCATGGAGCGGTACCGGCGCGGCGAGGGCAACGGAGGGCGCTACGTGCCGCCGTGGATCATCCGGGGCAACGCTAGCGCCATCTCGTCCTCGGCCAACCGGGACGTGTTCGACGACCTGCGCCGAGATTTCGACGGCTGGTCGCTCTATGACAACAGCGGGACCGCCCCGCAAAAGATCGCGGAGGGGTGAGGGTCATGACCATGGCAGAGGCGATCGCGAAGGCAGCGAACGGCGGAGACCGGGCGGAGCTACTGGCCGCGTGTGAAGACCTCCCCACCCATCCCGGTCCGGCAGTGGACCCCCGCAGCGACGACGACCCGGGACCGATCCCGGGCGAGTCATTCGACGACGTCACTACGGCGTGGATCGCGGGACGGCTCGACGACGACACCTATCAGGAGGCACTCGCGGTGGCATCCGGTGCACTGTCCCCCAGTACGGCGCAGGACCGCGCCGCGACGATGCGCCGGGTGACCGGCCGGGTCGCGCAGGCCGAGTCCGCGCTCACGGTGACCGAGTTCGTCGAGCGGATCCGGGAGCGTGGGCAGGAACCGGCGACGGTCCTCGCGGAGGCCCCGGAGCATCGACTTCCGGGCCTGGCGGCTGGGCGAGTCCAGCGGGACGGGCTGACCCGGAGTGTCCCGTTCGACCTCACGCGCGACGCCGACGGCGCGAGCGACGGGCTGACCATCGAGGGCTACGGCGCCGTGTTCGACAAGACCACGGAGATCAACTCGTGGGAGGGGAAGTTCGACGAGAAGATTCGCCGCGGTGCGTTCAAGAAGACGCTCCGTGAGCAGACCCCCAAGATGCAGTTCGACCACGGCCATCACCCGTTGCTCGGGGGGCTCCCGTTGGGCCGGTGGACCACCGCGGAGGAGGACACCCGTGGCTTGCACCTGGTCGGCCGCATGTACGACAACTGGATGGTCCAGCCGTTCCGGGATGCAATCGCCGACGGCGCCGTGGACGGCATGTCGTTCCGGTTCTCCGTGGTGCGCGAGAAGTGGACCGACGGCGCAGGCAAAGAGATCAAGTCAGAGCAGGAGTTGTTCGACCTGCTGTACTACGGCACCGGGGACCGTGGCCCGATCACGCGTGAGCTGATCGAGGTGAAGGCGCCGGAGGCGGGGCCGGTCGTGTGGCCCGCCTACAAGGACACCGAAGTGGGCGCCCGTTCCGCCGACGGCGGGACCCTCATCCTCGACTTGGCCGCGCTCCGCAGGGACCCGCGGCAGCTCGCCGACGTGGCCGCGCTCATTGACGCGGAGGTCCGGCAAACGGAGAAGCGGGGCATCGTCGCGGAGAAAACGGCCCGCCTCGATGTCGCCGAATCGCGCACCGTGGGTCCGGATCATCCCGAACCCGTGCATACTGACCCCGTGCACACGGCATCAACCGTGAGCACCGAGCCGCCCGCTACTGAGCACTCCGCCGCCGAGCACGTGTCGAACCGCGACACGCCGCCCGACACAGGGAGCCCCGCCGGTGAGCACTCGACCGGCGACCAGCCCGACCGACCCCTCAACCCCACGGACCGTCGCGAGACAGTCCGCCGGGAGTACCGGGAGTACCTCGATCGAACGCTGGCGCTGCCCGAGTCGTAACCGACCCAGAGGAGCGCCCAACGATGGCGACCACACCCGGCCAGGCGGCAACGCCCGGCCAGACCACCCCCGGCGCCACCGATGGCGGCGGCACCGCGAACAGCGGCACCGGGAACGGCGAGACCGGAACAACCGGCGCCGTGCCCACTCTCACCCACTCCGGGTGCGTCAACCGTCTCCGCGACATTCGCGCGCAGATGGGGCAGATCGCGGAGCTGGACACCCCGAGTGCCCAGGACGACGCCTACTTCCGGGAGCTGGCCGCGGAGTTCGACACTGTCGACGCGCACCGGCTGAACCTCGAACGGCAGGCCACCCTCGGCCGCATCCGGGCCACCACCGAGACGCTCAACGTCCCCGCGTACCTCCGGGCCGAGCGCGGATCCGGCGGCGAGCAGCACGACAACGCGCACGGCTACGACCGCGACGCGATCATGGAGCCGGACTCGATCCAGGAGAACCGGTTCCGCTCGCCGTGGAACATCGCCGACATGCGGACCATGGGCCGCGACCCGGCGCACGTCGCGCAGGAGTACCGCGCCCGCGCCATCTCCGCCTGTGCGCAGATGCAGGGTGCGACCGACGCGATCCGGCAGGCCGCCACGTCGATCCTCGAACGGTGGGACGACCAGGACGCAAGCCTGTCTCAGCTCGCCCTCGCCCTGTCCGCGCCCGCCTACTACCGGGCATGGTCCAAGCTCGCGCGCAATGACGGCGTCGGCGTCGAGCTGACCGAGGACGAGCGGCAGTCCGTGGCGCACGTGCGACACACCGCCCGCTCGACCCGCGCGATGTCCCTCACCGACGCCGCCGGTGGCTACCTGGTTCCGTTCCAGTTGGACCCCACGGTGATCATCACGGCCAACGGTTCGGTCAACCAGATTCGACAGGTTGCCCGTCAGGTCGTCGCGATCGGTGACGTGTGGAATGGCGTGAGTGCCGGGGCCGTGT